CTCAGCTACATCAATGTAATTTATTAGCTCTACATTCTCATTCATAGCATTTGTACTCCGTTTTTTTAATTATTCTCCTAAAATCATGTTTATTTGAGTTACCTAATGCATCATCTAAGTAAATATTGTTTAAATTCGATTAATTTAATTTTAAATAAATTATTGAATTAATAATATAATTATTGGATTTTATAATATTTTTATAGATCTTTATCCTTAGCAAATTCAATTAAAATTTAATAAAAAGCCCCGCCAATAATCGATATTTAGCGGGGCCATTTGCGCCGTAATACGTCCGGCAAACGATAAAACTAGTTTTTAGGTGCTCTAAGGATATTTAGAACTTTCTCAGACATATCATGTAAGTCAGATCCAATTGGCAACCAGAAATGGAACACCGTATTGTCGCGGTTAAAAACTTGCTTGTAGTACTCAGTTTTAAAAGATGGGTCGATATCTGAAGCTTTTAACAATCGCCCTTCTTTTTCAATCTTTTGCCCGTCAAGTTCACCACCAACACAGATATTCATTTTAAGTACCAGATTTTAATTAGACTGGACTATAGCACAAAATAAAAAAGCCCACCGATTGGCGAGCTCTTAAATTCATTCTGGCGATTACTTTACATTTCGCCCATTTTAGAAATCTTTATACTCAAGTGTATACCCAACTGTCAAGCGTAAGTTTCTTGACTATCAGGAAGTTCAAAACGGAATGATCGAGAAATACGCGTTCTAATTTCATTTTCCCATTCAGCAACGATTGATTCTCCAAACAGCTCAAATTTCTGATAACTCTTTATATAAGCTGTTTTGGTTGCATCAATGCCAGCAATATTCATTTTCTCTTTCAACGTATATGGTCGTTTTCCAGTACCATTACATTTTTCACAAAACCTTGCCCCATTTGGAAAGCCATTTAAACCAAATGTCTCAATTTTACCCAACCCTTGGCAGACTCCACACATAGCCTTAACAAAAACATGGCCACGCAAAATAATCTCAGCCATACCTTTTGCCAGATTAGTAAGATCACCTTGGGCATTAGTAGGGGTAAATTTTTTCTTTACCATTTCTTTATGAATCTCTACCGCTAATTTATTTCGCGCTCTGAAAAAATTACCTGATTTAATCTCACCACGAACAAACTCAACCTTGCCCGGAATATCTTCAATACGGCGTTCAGTTTGAAAATTAAAGTCATACTTACTGTAAAAAGTTTCAGTCTGTTTTTGTGCTGGGGTAATTATTGCGATTCGCTCAAAATCAACCTTTTCAATCAAGACAGTGGCCCAAAGCTTTGCAGCTGGCGATAACAGCGCTAATTCACCTAAAACTACATCTTTAGAAATTTTCTTACCTTCAGCTTTGCCTTGAGCAATAGCAAGGCGAAGTAACTCAATAAAATCAAACTTTTCAACCAACATAATCGCCTTCCTATTTACCCTTAATTAATAATTCAATTTGCTTTAATGCCATACCGGATTTCACTTGCTCTGTGCTGAACCGTAAAACTGTAAAACCCATCATTGCTGCGGAGTTGTATTTCTCCATATCCCCTAAATAGCCCTTACCTCTTGTGTGACGGCCTCCGCTCCAGATCCCGCCTTCTACCTCAATCAAAATCTTTGAACCCTTTATTAAAAAATCTGCTCTCCATTTGCGTTCAGGATGGAACTTATATTCCTGTTCAAATCCAATCTTGCATGCTCTTAAATGCGTTGCCAGAACCACTTCACCCACACTTGGTTGTCTGGCAACTTGCTTTGCTGAACGCCGCTTTTTATTTTTCTTTATCGGAAATAACTTGCGGTATTCAGCAATGCTGACTGATGACATCAAGCACCACCTTTGAGCACTTGCTCTATAGCTTTAAGGGTTCGAATCATTGCCATTTGTAGAAATTCATGATTGCCGCGCATGTCTTCTTCAACATACTGCAAAGCATATTGAGTCTCTTTTAATGCCCCATCTAAACGCTTTTGCAGCTCCTCCACTTTCGCTTGTTGTTCTTTTTGAATCTCCCAAGCCCACTTTCCAGATTTACCCTCAAACTCACTCATGGCTGGCTCCTTTTTCTGCATCACACATTTCACATTTATCTATATGCCCCCACCCATCATCTCGAATGAAGCCAAACCCCTTACAAGCCTTACATTTGACTTTCTTTTTCTCACCCACCAAGAAATATCGATCTTTCTGGTTGTAGGTAATATCAATAGAACCTGAGTAATAGCGCCTTAACGCCCCATCAATATGAAATTCGTGTGGACCTACACAAAACATCCACCCCGAATCCCCGCCGCACTTTGTAAACCATGTGAAATATGCTTCTCTCCATTTCACATAACGGCCAGACAGATGAGGAGTCAACAATTCAATTAAACGTGCTCTAAGCATCTCCATGCTTGCTGACATATCTCCATAGTGATATTCAAGATCGTAGCTATACTCGCCTGTGTTATATCTAGTTGGCATGAGATTCACCGCCTCCGTATATTGATTCGTGGTCGCGGATAGCAGTCATCACACGCTTAATTGAAATGGAACCATCTGGAATGAAGTCGCAAAAATCATCAAGAAAGCTCAATCTCCCATTTCCCACCATGCGAACATGCGTGTAACCAACATGCTTATCTGTCGTAATGAATGCAGGCGTTAGCTTCTCAACTCCACCTAAATCGTTGATGATTTTCAAAGACTCCACCAGACGTTTAAGCTCAACCAAATCTACAAAATACTTCTCACGATCTGCTGGGCTGATTTCTACACTTTGACCACATTGGAACTCATAACCCTCGTTCCATTCAGTTGCGTTATCGGGTGCTGAATCTACGATTTCCTTCGCGTATTGCAGTCCTTTATCTCTAATCAATTTAGTTGCTTTCATGGCTGGCTCCTTTCTCATCAAGCTCTTTACGCGCCAACCACCACCAAACCACCGCACCGCTAATAGCTGCTGTAAAAAATGAAATGAGTAAACCCCACGCTAAAATCTCGAATTTATTCATACATTCGCCCCATCAATTAGCTGAAGAATATTTCTAGGGATTGGCATACCCTCCCGACGGCACATCTCTGCGTATTCGTGTGGATTATCGAAAGGATCAGGGCCCAACTCTTTTATAAGCTCAGGCTCTTTTTCTTTTGCCTCAAGTTTTTGAACTGGTGCAGGTTTACGACCATTGATTTTTAATCTTTCCATCAATGATTTGAGATGCTTTTGAGCCTCGTCATTGCTCACAGGAACGTGTTTAGGTTCTTTGTGTTCTAGTTGTAGCGGTGGAGTGTAAAACTCTTGCTGACGGCCTTTTAACTGAGCTTTAGCAACCATCACGTTGTAGGTCCCGAAGAAATTATCTTGAGCTGCTCGCATTTGGCCGGCTTCGATCAAATACATAACCTCGTCTAAGGCGTACTTAGTGATTTGGGTAATAACCACGGAACGGTCAGTTGTAAACTTACATGCGCGAGACCAAGCTTCTTCTGGAGACATCCAACTTTCACCGATACACCAGGTGCGAAACTCGGCAAATGACGGCATAAAGCGTCCACCTGCTGTAAGTAAACGAGCAAGTGCGTTGTTAAATTGGTTTTGTTGAACGCCAACCAGTGTTTTAAGTGCGATTTGCTCAACCACTGACAGAGGAATTGCACTTTCGCCTGTTGCTGGAAATTGCTTATTGAACTGAGCAGCGTAAACAGTGCGAAGAGAAGCGATTAATTGACGCACTTCGTTCAAGGTAATCTCATGCATGACCTACCTCCTCAATCATTGGAAACTTTTTTGCTGGGGTTACATCCACGATTTGAGATTCGCTCTGTTCTTCAAAAAGATTAGCGAAGTAACCCGACTCTTGTGGTTTTTGACCGGTTGAAGTGATTTGCTCTTGTTTCTTGCGGTTTGCAGCAACTTGTTTCTCGTTGTTTTGAACCCAAGAGAACCACTTAACCAACCAGATGCTTGGTGTATTCAACGAACTTGATTCGTTTGCAAAGTACCAGTCACCGAAATTTTGAATCATGGTTCTCAAGTCGATTTCAGGTACCGAAACAAATCTTTGTTGAGCAAGTGAAATGAAATCGTATTGAAACTCGCTGTATTCAGAAATGAATTCACGCATTGAGTAACGCTTGTGATCATCGATCTGATACTGAGCAAATTGGATTGGTGTAAATTGCGAATTTTCTTCACGCGCATTACTACTACTATCTATATATTGGTTATCGGTTAACGGTTTATGGTTAAGGTTTTTTTGGCTTTCACTTTCAGAACCCAAAATTAACCCACTGGGTTTTTGTGGGTTTTCAGAATTAACCGAGTCGCCTTCACTTTGGTTTTCTTTTGGTTTTTCCTTACGTGGACGCCCACCTTTCTTACCATTTTCACGATTTTTATCCCCTACTTTTTGATAAGCGGCGATTTCTGAATCACAACGTTTGTTGTGAAACCCGTCTTCCTCTTCCACAAAAAACTCTTGCAGCACAATTAATACTGCATCCCTTTCTTCTTGGGTATTTGCACGTAACCGACGAAAAACCGACTGGGTTTCTTTGGGTAATGGTTTTTCATTCAAATAATAGAAATCGAGAGCACGGCGATAAAAGCACTCTTCAACTGGGCTAAGGTGCGCTGTAGCAACCATAAAGTCGCTGATATGGTGGAGATATTTATACATCAGTGACTGCTCCTAATTTTACAAGACCGCGCATTTCCAACTGACGAATAATTCTTGGAGGAATAAATTCGTTGTTGATTTTGTAGCGAATACGAGACTTTTCTTTCACCTGAATTAGTTTGTGCCCATCTTCCATGAGACGGCGAACTGCTATAGCCTGCCCCCCCATATGAGTTAATTCTTCAAGTTGATAAAATCTTTCCTGAGCCTCAATTGCGGCATTCATAACTGAAAGCGGCATGGCTGCTAATTCTTTAGCCGAATAGATCTTTACTGGTTGTTCCAGGGGAATTACCACCTCTAGCGGTGTGGTGGAAACGGAAATATCCTGTTTTCTTCTTGCTGCATATCTCACTTTTCACCATCCTTTGGCTTAACATAGCCTCCAAAAGAATCAACCAAACACGCTTTGGTTAAGCTGGTTACAATCTGCTGTGCCAACCACTGCGTTATGCGAAATTGACGAGCCATGGCTTCTGAAAACTCAACCTTCGTAACCGCAGCATTATTTTCGTCATAACCTTTGTTACGTAAATTTTGCTTTTTCACCTCAAATAGGTGACCAAGCACTCGCAATGCAGGTTCATAAAAAGATTGGATTTCACTTTGATGAAGAGAATCTTTGATTTGCTGTGTAAAGCTGCTCATGACACCTCCGCTAATGCTTGCTCAGCTTTTGTTAGGCGGCGTTTA